AGATGCGTGCATAAGCTGTGCATCTGACATAGCTATCTTCGTCTTCTGCTTGTTAGCATAAATTTTACTTCCAGCAGAAACGGCTAATTTAATTGCCGAAAACCACATGTTAGTACCAAGTAGCCTTTACAGGTTTCTTTTCTTTTCTAATAGCCTTCGTTCCTCTAACGTCTACGCTATCACCTTGAGCAATGTAGTTTCTACCTCTAATACTTGATTTAGATCTTGGATCTAATTCTAAGTTTTGAGGAGACTCTTCTACAGGTACTCCGCCTTTAGCATATCCGTCTTTGTTAACGAATTGTTTAAAAGTATCTTTTGTCATATTTTTCTCCTAATTGTTAGTATACTATCTTTTTGGACCTTTCAAGACATTTACGTCTCTAGCCTTCATAGCGTCTGATGTTAATTTAACGTCTGCAGACATCATTGATTTCTCAATAGCTGTATCTGCTCTTAATTTAGCTAAATCTTCGTTTTGTTCAAGTTTCTGTTCATTTAGATCTTTTGCTTGTACCATTTTAGCTCTATCAAGATTAATTCTAGCTTCGTCTTCTTTCATCTTACGTTCAGCATCCATAGCTTTTAAATCTACTTCTCTTTGTTTTAATTTAAGTAATGGATCATGATCAAACTGTGATGTTATTTGTTTTTCTTCCTTCATAAAATCTTCAGTCATATCAGCAATCAAAATAGCTTTTCTAGCTTCTATCTTCTGAGATATTTGCTGTAGCTGTTGTTGTGCTTGTGGGTTTTGAACAGCCATTTGTTGTAGCTGTGGTAACATTTGAAATTCATTTGGAAATTCTAGTTGTACCTGTTCTTGTGCCATCAATGATATATGCTCCATAATATTTTTTTCTAATGCTGCAGTAATGCTAGGATTGTTTCTAACAAAATTACTAGACATAAAATTTAAGTGAGCTGTAACGTGTGCTCTGTGATCTTGACCTGGAAACGCTTGAAAAGACTTTTGACCCATTGCATCTATGTGTTCTAATGCCGGATCTTTTGGTTGATTTGGCGGAGGTGGTGGCAAGACTCTGTCAATATCTTTTACACCGATTGCTTCATACATTCCTCTGTAAGCCATATACATATTATGCATTTGTGGATTAGAAGTTGCTAATCTTAATTGTTCTTGTGCTAATGACACTCTCTGACTCATTGAGAATATATTAGGATCAGCTACTGGTAACACATCTACTCTTTCATCAAAGTCTGTTGCTTTAACATTTCTTGATGCACCAGGAACATCATAAGGATATTCTGGTGGTAAAGACTCACCAAATATTTTGGCAAGTAATTTAAATTCTTTTTTTAGACCTACGTAAAGTCTTTTATGGATTGCTGACATTACTCTTGAACCACGTTCTAAAAGAGCTACGGTCGTACCAACAGCGGCCTGTTGATTCCCGTCCCCAACCTGCATGTCAGCAATGGACGCGAATCTTTGTCCTGCTTGAACTACAATTCCCATTAGCTGCAATAGTGTAGCTGATGGTTCCTTGTAAGGTAAGAATACGAAAGCATCTTTTAGATTACCACCTGGAGTGTCAACATCTTTAAATTCTCCTGGTTGTATATTTGCGGCATCATCTTTTACTCTGACACCACGTTGCTTAAATCCCGCTGGTAGGTTTGATAATGTCCCTGCATCTAATAACTGACGGAGAGCCGCAGTTGCAGTACGACTCAATCCGCCAATCATATGAATTAATCCTAAGCCATAAAATCCTAGTCCTGGCAGAAATTTGAAGTGGACAAAATATTGGATTTTATTTTTCTTTGGATCATTGGGCGCAAAGTTTCGTCTAATAGACAAAACTTTCCTACTGCCTTCTTCGATTGTAACGACGTAAGGCAATTTTATTCCAGTTGGTTCTCCGTCGGGACCAACGTCTTCGAATCCTTCTAAGTCTAGATTAACGTGGCATTCTAGAATTGTATATAAAGGATCTACTCTTTGGGATTTTGTAACACCTTCTAACTCTCTTTCTTTTTCATCAAGTTCGTTAGTTACTGTGCCTGTGGGTTTTGTCAACTCGATGTCAGAATAGAATCCAGATACCATCTGTTTTCTTAATTCATTTTCTGACATCTTGACAACGTGAATGACCGATTCTGCATCGTCTAATGAGGTAGCCGTATACGGAACAACAAGGTCATCTGCTGGAACAAACTTAGAAACTGCTCGTCCCAATAAATCGTCGTAATAAACTTTTTTAAATGTAGAACCTGATAGTGGTAGGTAAAATAACATTTGATCAAAATCAGATTCATATTCTGTCATCTGATCCATGATCTGGTAGTTCATAAAATTTTTAACTCTTTGTGCTTGCATTTCTTTTTGTGGATCTGACTTACCCATGACCATTGTTCTAACGGGTCCATCTGCAGGCAATAATTCTTTGTAAGCTAACGCTTGAAATTGTGTAACAGCTTCAGCTAGCACAGGGTGAGTTGCACCTGATGCTCCTTGAAAAGGTTCTGTTCTGTTTGTGTATTTAAATCCTAATAAATCTAGTCCAGTAATATATGCTCGTTCCCAATCTTTACGAGACATTTTATATTCCATGTAATCGTTTTGTAATTGATTACCAATTAGGTCTGTGTCTTCTTCTGGAAGTAAATCGTTTAAGTTTGCAAAAGGATCGCCGCCATCTGGCATTTGCATTGCACGAGGATCAAAATCAATTGTAGCCCCTTCATCATCTTCTGTAACTTCGATTGGTCCTTTTTCGGTTTCTAAAATCTCCTCAACGTCAACCTCTTCTGCAACTTCTTCAGGTCTTTTAACGTTTGGGAGAGACTTATCTATATCTGCCATATATTTTCTCCTATGCTTTCTTAACTTGTTTTGATGGTAATTTCAACCCCTGTGATAGCGGTCCCTTTTTAGGTGGTACTGCCCACCATTTAAAACCAGGATTCTTAGCTGCTAGTGTTGGATTTTTCTTATTCTGTGGTTTTTTATTTTTTGACATTTAAACTAGCTATGCCTCCTCTCGCTGCTGAAAATTCATCAAATGCGTTTTCATCTCCTCTAAGCTGTTGTTTTACAACATCACTTTGTTCTTGTCTAAACAATTCTGTTTTTTGTTCATCTGTTAAAGAATCTAATAATTGTTTTCTTTCTTTACCATATTTATATGCATCTATTCCTAATCCAGCTGCTGTTATGCCTGCTCCTATTGGAGTAAATGCTCTACCAAATTTTCCAACTTTTAATAATTTTTGTATTGTAGGATTACTAGTAATTTTGGAAACATTTTCTTTAAACATATTTGGCAACATTAATTCAAGACCAACTATAGGATCTAATGTTGCATCAACCACGTTTTCCCCTTTTTTTAAATTATCATAAATAGTGTAACCTGCAAAAGGAACAGCTGCTGCTCTTGTTCCTAAAGTTCTAAATGCTTTACCTAATAATTTTCTACCAGGTTTAGTTCCAACTGTAGCTGCTCCCGCAGTTGCAGCGCCAACTGTTTTAGCCGTATCCATAGCAGTTGATCCTGTTTCTGCTATAGGACCTGCTGTAGCTAAAGTTGTTGCACCTAGTCCACCACTTATACCTAAAACTGCTGCTTTTGCTTTTGCAGGTAATTTAATATTTAAAGCTCTAAGTTGTGCTAAGAAATTTGGTAACACTCCAGCTTTTCTATCCACTGCTGCAAGCACTTCTTTAGATCCAACTCTTCCTGTCGGTGTATCTACTCTTAGTTTTAAATCTTCTAAAAACTCTACTTGTTTTTTAATTTTATTTTGAACTGCCGGGTCTTTACTATTTTGATTTTTACTCATGTAAGCTTTCATAGATTTAATCAAACCTGAATTAGTATTGTAGGTTGCAAGTTGTTTAAATATTGGAAACTCTGTACTTAGTTTTTCAAACTGTACTTCATCAACATGATCCATTGTAAACAAACCTTTTTTATCTTTTATAAGTTTTAAAAAATCATCATCAGTTACATATTTATTTTTTTTAACAATCTCTCCATCCTCTAAAGTAAGATCTAATAAATTTCTAAGTTTAGTATTACCCAACAATTCTTCTGGATTTTTTTTGTAGTGATCATTTAATAATTTAACTACATCTTTTTGTGCAGCGTTTATATCTGCAACGCCTTTTCCAGCTAATGTAGTGGCTTTATCTAATCTAGTTTTTCTTTTAACTCTATATTTTTCTTGGTTAGCATCCATATATTCTATAAACGGTTTTTTACCTTTTGCTATATCTTCATTAATATATTTTTTAAGATCTTCTAACGTAGAACCAAAAAAACCTTTTGTTACATCTCCTTCTAAAATGTTTTTAATATCAGAATTACCAAGTCTTTTATAAACCTCATAATTTTCAGGATCTACGTCTTTAAGATTAACCTTACTTATAGTTCCCTCATCTAGTCCTGTTATGTTAGCTAATAATTCTCTTGGATTATAAAAATTATTATATGAAGTTTTTAAAGATTCAGGATTTTGAAAAAGGTTTGAAAAAGCTTTTTTAACTTTATCTGATGCTTTATCTGCTATATTTAATCTGTACGGATATTCTTTAACAGTTTGCACGGACAAAACTTTTATTTCTTTTGGTGTGAAGTTAGCTTTTTTTAATAAAGCTTCTTTTTCTATAAATTTTGGTTGAGCGTTATATTCATTGATTACTTGGTTTGCTAATTTAAAACGATTTGTACTTACATCTCTTGCCATAGGTATTTGTTTATTATTTTTTAAACTATGATAAGTCCCATCTTTTAAACCTTTTTCTTTTAAAATTTGTGCAAACGGTTTTGGTAATTTAGAAGCATCATTAGTATCAAGTGCTTTTTGTATAGCTTTATTATACTCTCCTACAATTTCTGTATAAGTATCAATATTAGTGCTTACTCTTCCTTTTTCTAAACCTTGTGCTATTTTTTCTTTTTTAGATAGTCCTTCAACTTTTGTTTTAACTGAACCGGGAGCTTTAGCAAACGGTATCCGTCCGCCTTGAGCATTAGGTCTTCTAAACTCTACATCAAAGTCTTCTAACGTTTCACCAGGTCTAAGATAAGAATCCGGTGCTTGTTCTAAGTCTGGTGTATTAAAGTTATCCATCTCGGATCTTGGAACCTCTGCTAGTTTCATGTTCCGTGATCCTTGGACCATGGCTCTTGCTTTTGTTTCCGTGTCTATTTTATTTGGAGAGTAGGCTATAATTTGACTAAGTATGTCGTTCATTATTCTCCTAACATAGTTGTAAGACCGCCTTGAGCCTGTAACTTACGACGATCTTTAGTAACTAAATTTTTTTGTATGTTTTCTAGTTCTAATAATCCTTGTTCTGTAATTTTAGGAGTATTTTTTTTACCAGCACCCTTTGCAACCATTTCTGCTAAATTCTCAGCCATCTCTGCAGCCGTTTCTCTGTCAATGCCTCTGCCTATCATATCATTAATTATTGTTTCTTTATAGTTAACTATATCGTCATCAACTTTTTTAATACGTCTTGCAGTGCCAATAAGATCTCCAACCATATTAGATCTATCTTCTGTCATTTCTTTTTTCTTGGCGTTAATTATTTCAGGAATACCGGCTGGTGCTTCTGGACTAATTTTACCCATTAGTGCAGGGTCATTTAAATATTTATCAAGCTGTTTAGGATTTGCCAGTTGTAACATCTCAGAACCTTTTTTACCGTGTGTAGATTTTTCAGCCATAAAATTTAACAAAGTTCGAAGCAAACCTTTTCCTGCTTTTAGTCCACCACCCATAAATAAACCAATACGACCACCTTCAGCATTTTTACTTACACCTTCAACGTCAAAATCGTCTAATTTTCTCATTTGATCAGATTGTTTTTTCATATCTATAAGACTTTCATATTCTCTACCACTACCAAGTCTAATTAGTTGTCCTGTAATACCTTCAGTGCCATCACTACCTATAATAAAATCTTCTATTTCTGCATCGTCCATGTGGGGCAAGTATTTTTGTAAATACATTTTTAAACCTTCTTTGTCTTTTTTTCTAAACATGTCTACAACTTCTAACATTCCTTGTTCCATTCTAGGATCGTTGTCAATCATCGTTGCAAATCTTTCTTTACCAAAAACTTTTTCTAAAAATTTACGTCCACCTTCCATTACAAGTTTACCTTTACCATAACCAATACGACCGCCTTCTGCTTTTTTAGTTATAGTTTCTCCGACTTCTTCTAATACGTCATCAGAAATTTCAAATGACTCATCTACAACCTCTCCCGCATATTCTCTATCACTTCTTATATACGCTGTACCCTGTTCATACTCATCTGGAGGAATTCCTTTTGTTGATTCATCAGCTTGACCTTTTCCAGGTTTATAATTCATGTAAGTTTCTTCCGTTAAAGGTTGGCCATAGTAAGCTTCTGAACCATCATCAAGAACTTTCATTCTTTGAATTGTCATCTCGCCTGTTGCAGCATCTTCCGTTAATTCAAAATCTTTATATTTTGTAACTTTTTGTCTATCTAATGTAGCAGCTTTTTCTGTTACATCTTTACCAAAAGATTTAATTTTATCTACTAATTTAAAAAAGTATGATGGTACACCTTTTGCAGTTTCAGAAACTGTCTCTGCAAGTTTTTCTACAACCGGAGCAGCCTTTTCTCCAAAGCCTAATAACCCTGTTTTAAGTGCAGCGATACCTGCACCAGCTGCGCCTGCTGTTTTCATAAATTTACGTCTTGCAACATCTGCAAGTTTACCTTTTGCAAACGGAACTCTTATGTTGTCATTATCTTCAGCCAATAAATAATTTAATCCTGTTGATGTCGTTGCTTGACTATCGGGTGCAACTAATCTTGTTCTAGCCATCAATGCATCTGAGCCATGACCTATGTCAGATAAGTTTGGTTCAACGTCAACCATACCACCTGTGTATAATCCTGCACGTCCGCCTTGTGCCATGTCTTCTGGATCAATTGGTGTATTTTCTAAATTAATTAACTCGTCTATTTCTTCTTTTGTAATTAATCTTTTGTCACCACTTAATTCTGCATCGTTTAATTTTTTTTGTAAAAATTCTTTTCTATTTTTTTCTCCTGGTTTAGGATCTAAATTTCCTTTTTTATATTCTAATTCCATTTCATTAAAATAATCTCTATCTTCTTTTAAAGCTTTTTTTCCACTACCAACAGTTCCATCAAAATCAAATGCTTCTAATCTTTCTTCTCCTCCTATGTTTTCAATAAATTCTTCATATTCTTCGTCAGTCATTTGTCTGTTATCTTTGTTATCTTTTATTTTTTTAACAGCTTTTTTATTACTAGCTTCTATTTCTGCTTTAATTTGTGCATCTGTTTTATTTAAATTAGAATTTTTAAACATATCTCTGTCTGTAATCTTTTCACTAATTTTAATATTGTCAGTTCCTTTTTGAACTTGACCAGATTCCATTAATTCTTTTACCGATTTGCCACCCATAATACCTTGACTTGTGTCAAGTTTTTTACCAGTCATATCTAAGACATCACCTTTTTTACCAAATAATTTGTCTGTAATAGCTCTACCTTCGGCACTTGATCCTGGAATGACTCTAGCATTGTTAATTGCTTGATTATTAATATTATCTAATACGTTTAAAACTTGATCTGGTGATGTAAGAGAATTTGGGTCGATACCATTGCTAATTAATCGATCCATAGTAATTTTAGCGTTGTAATCTACAATTTCATTTTTAGGTAAAGTTAATACAATGCCATCATCGCCTTTTTTCATTAGCAACTTAAGCATCGCTTGTTTAACTACTTCAAATCCTAATTTTGCTGCCATTAGTAATATTCCATCTTCCTAGTTGGTTGTACTTCGTCTTCGTAATCTTCTGGGTGAGGTAGGAAACCTCCCTGCCTGAATCGCATAACAGCCATAGTCATACTATCGACTAAGTCATCATGATCGCCGTA